TGTAATGGTTTCATCTCCAACATATTGTACATAAACGTGAGTGTCGTAGAAACCTAAACTTGGTGCTAATGTAAGGTCGGCAGAAATGTCATCTGGAAATTGATAGTTGGGATTGATGTCAACTTGTAATTGATAGATGTTGGGTCGTGATGTTTCATAGACATCAAGGCAACGTGTAGTGACTGTACGTGCAAAATTACCAGCACCTTCAATGTATTCCAAATAATATAACGTGATGACTTTTTCTTTCAGTTCATAGATGTTTTCATTTGGAAATAGAGTGGTATCTACTTTGATGAAACGCTTTCTGCTCCAACGACCATCTGAAGCACGAAGAAGATAATCACCTGGATACTTAACTGTTGCTGTATCATTGAACATGAAACGGAAAAACATTTCTGTTGCCGTTTCAGAACCTTTAGCTTCGTAATATTGATTGATATATTTTATTAAACGACGGTTATCCAGAACCGTGTCACTTGGCATATCATAGGTGAACTGATTTCTGAAATATGGGATGAATACATCCAATGTTTCATCAATGTCCATCCAATCCATGTTGCTAAGAAGCACATCATGTGCTTGTCCTTGATTTTCTAGGAACTTATAATAGTGTTCTAGGAAGGTGACAAACTGCGGGTATTCAGCCCGTACAAATTCAGGAAGTTGTCCTGAAATTAAATGATGTAGTTTTCTCTTAATGGACATTATACTTCAGTATATGGACGACAACTGATAGATAAACCAGGAACAATATTTGCTGCAGAATTACTTTGACTATTATCTAAAGTTAAAATGCTATTTCGTGATGGTAATGCTGCTACTGCAAATGTAGATGTGTCTGATGTTCGTACCACTGAACTTGAAATGTTTTGATATAATGGTTGTGGACGAACATACAAATACAATTCCGACATATTACCAATATATTCAGTAACGATAACATTTTGTAGTGTCACCAAACCGGCATTGTAATGCACTGTTCCAACTGTGGCTATTGGTAATCTAGTTTGTGCGTCAACAAATTTAATGGTACCATTTCCATCATCATTGGCAACAGCATCATCACTAAAATCTTGTAAGTATCCTTCATACGTTAAATCATTGATAGTAGTTAAAAAATTACTACTTCTAAATGTTTCTGGGTCAATGGCTGTTAAGAAATTCAACACCTTAGAATATCCAGATGTATTGCTAAGACCAATAGATATTCTTTTTTGTAGTCGCATTTTAAACAGAGAACTAACAATTGAAGTGTTAGTTTCTTTAACACGCTCAGACAATTTTGATAGGAAAAATGTTCTATCTAAAGTTCCTAACTCATTATCAAAATAATCTTCAATAGCAGCGGACACTAGAACAGAAATATCTGAAGCTTTCAATGATGTTAATTTTGGATTGTAATTTACAATACCTTCTAAACCAAGATAAACATATTCAGGATCCACAAACTCATGTTTAATGCTCATCACACTTCTTGGACGCAATATGGATTCCTTAATGAAATCTTGGTCTGCAGTGGTGATAACAGAATTAGCTACTGGATCTACAGAGATGAATACTGAACCGTAAACAGGAGGATCATTTTCTTCTCCGCCCCATACAGTTACTTCACGTGCTTTCGAAAAATTCTGTTTGATGATGGTTCTGTAATCTTCAGCAGTGACAGCACGATTTCTGTTGGCATTATATCTAGGTGCATTGAAACGAATGCTGTCAATGCTTTCTTTACCGGTTCCTCCATTAGCAGGAGAAGTTACTGTGATGGTTACTTCATCTTCACCATCAATGGTACCCACTAAAGAAAAATCTCTGGCACCGTTGGAAGCAGCTCCTTCTGAAACGATATATGTGACGGTTACAATATTACCAGGCGTTAAACTTGCCCCTACATTGTCATCACCAAACACTAGTTGGTATTGCCCTTCATTGTTTTCTTCCACCCAAAACACTTTGCTGGTGTTTGTGATGTCAACAATTGTAGATGTTTTCACCCAGTCTGCGGATGTTAGATTTGATGATGATGTTTGTACCGACACTAAAATAGTAGTGGTATCTACATTGTTATTTGGAATAATCAATGGACCTGATGTGTTATCAGAACCAATTAAAAATGAATTGGATAGATAAATGCCTTCAATCAATTCCACATCAGTAAATTCAAACACACCACTTTCATTGAGTGTAGCAGTCTGTGATTCATTCACGTTGAATGTGAATGATTGTCCGTTAATGGATGCGTTAAACTTAACATCAGGCGTGATGCTTAAAGTAGATTCAGTAGTCACATCTTGGGTAACAATTAAATCCACTTGTGCTTTTGCTGATGTTGTAGAACGAGGGCTATATCCAAGCATTTTTGCTAGAGAAACCACAGATGTTCTTTTAATGGCGGTATCAATGAACATTTCATTAGCTTGTAAATTAGCTAATACAGCATTGTAATGTGTGTTATATGCTAACACATCTAACAACAAACTTAATGCAGAACCCGTGAAATCATAGTCGGTGAACTCAGGTTGTGCTGCCAAATAGGTTCGTAAATTAGTTTTAATCGTGTCAAAATCTAATTCTGTGATGTTGAGTTCTGCCATTATCGTAATCTCTCTAAAGTAACCGTCAAGGACGTAGGTTGATTGATACCTATAGGTGTGAAGTATATGGAAATTTCATATGAATTTTCATCTTCATTAGGAAACACGTCTACCAGTTCCAACGTGATTCTGGGTTCATATTGACTTATGGTGTTCTCAAGGCTTCGTTTGATAGCTAGCGTTGTGATGGCATCCGCAGGCTCAAACAACAAATTATATAATGGAGACCCTACATTGGGTTGAAACAAACGTTCACCTAAATTAGTAAATAACAACAGTTTCAAAGATTGTTTAATGGCATTTGCATCTACTTTTTTCAACACATCCTGAGTCTGAGGATGTGCTGTAAAAGATAAATCCAAGTCTTTATATAGTTTGTTAGGTGAAAGAATAGGCATTTTTATTTAATATTTATATGGTTATGCGAGAGCTATGAAGTTGTTAAATTCTTTTTCACGGTCAGCCAACCCATTGAATCCGCCGTTCACAACTCTTGTAACAGCTCGAACAGCAGGGAGGGCTCCTTCATCAGCTTTATTATTCAAGTTTCTTGAATTCCAGAACCAAGCAGCAGAAAGAAGTGGGTATTTGTCAGCTACCAACTCTGGATTAGCCACAACATCTTCAGGAACAAATCTTCTAAATGCAGCATAATTCTGTTTTCCTGTCAATTGAATGTATCCGCGACCACGATATCTGTATCCATCTCCTGACGCTTCATCACCATTACCGATACGATTGGCGTATGCTCGGCTACCTATTCTTTCTGGCTGACGTTCATATTGTCTAGCTATTTCATCAGTTGGGAAATATTTACCAAATACTGAACGTAACGACTTGGCTGAATAGTTTAAGTTCTCTCTAACAGCTCGGAAATGACCGCTTTCATGCGAGCATTGTGCCAAGAAGTGTGATAGTCTTTGTGGTGTATTGATGTTGAATTTACATACTACTTCTGGAATTTGTTGACGAACAGTTTCTGGAATTTTGCCCTTCAATTTGTTTATAAATGCAGCCATTTCAGCTGACACACAATCTGAAGATGCTGTAGGTGCAGCTGGAGGTTCTTGACAACTATCTGGTAGATGCACATACTTCACTTTGCGACTTGGATTTGGATATTTCACAAAACATCCGCATCCTGAACGATTAAAACCGGCTCCACCTGTAGTGTTGCCTTCAATTGTTTTGATACGTCTATCTGGTGAAGCATCAGGATAAATGCCTGCTACAATTCCAATATGATTGGCATGATTAGGACGAGATGGATCACCGTAATATAATATGGCAGCACCTAGTTTAGGTGTATCAGACAGCAATCCTTTTTCTCTTCCCCATCTATCCCAAGCGGCACAAGCAGCTGGCCCATAACTCTTTGGCGGAGCAGTTGCACCAGCAGCCGTCCACCAGGAATATACAGCAGAAGCACACCATTCTGCACCTTTACCTTCTTTCTTAATTCGGTCGGCATGGAAACCACCAGAACCAGTAGCGTTCACCATGGTGTCAATGATGCCGGATTGGCCAGGAGGAAGTTCTCCTCCCCCTAATTTACCACCTGTATTATTGGCTGCTCCTCTTGCTGTTCCCGTTTCTAACATACCCACATACTTCATGGCTTCATTAATAACTGCCTGTGCAAGTTCGCAGGTGGATTGTTGAGGTTCTGGATTTGAAGCTGGAGCAGAAATCACTTCTCCGACATCTGCTTCCGATTGTTTCAATGAAGCATATTCTTGTGACATGGGATCATCTGATTGTCGTGCTTCTAAAGCTTCGGCAAAATATGCAGCTCGGTCTTCGGGAGTTAATGTAAACCCAGGAGGAGTTATTTCTGGTTCCTCAGGAGATTTTTCTTCTACTGGTGATAATTCAGGAACAGTGAAGGCTGGAACTGGTTGAGGAGGTGAAACTGACAACGCTCCCTTAAATGTTCCTTGGAATATGTTACCTTCTGTGATAGGGCTAGAAAAGCTTGTTTTTGTAGATGCACCAATTTTAACATTGGCACCAGACTTCATTAATATATCTGTAGAGCTGTTAACTGTGAAATCTTCATTGGTATGAACTGTGATGTCTTTTCCTGCAGCCATGTCAATTTTACCAGCCACATTCAATTCATAATCTCCATGAACGTGTGTTTTTAAATCACCATCTACTTGAAGATTGCAATTGTTTTTCACTAAAATGTTACAACTA